ATATTATAGAAATAACAGATGATTTTCTTGAATATCTTAAAGACAATGGTAAAGCAAGACAAATTTGTTATGATCGCTGCGGCTATCATGGCTGTACAAAACCAACAGAACACGAACTATACTGGATAATAACTCACGATGCGAACTATAATAGCTGGTTCAAGAACGATAAAATCTATAGCGAAACTTTGCGCGACGCTAGACAGAATCGACTACATCAATCCACAGTTTCTTAACAACTGGTTGTCTGAAGTCATTTCTGGAACCGCAACTGGCGTTGATAAGCTCGGCGAGCAGTGGGCAAATGCAAAGAACATACCAATCAAACGGATGCCCGCTGATTGGTCTATAGGTAAACACGCAGGACACGTCAGAAATAGAGAAATGGCTGAATATGCTGATTTTGCTATTATTCTTTGGGATGGTCAGTCTCCTGGTACCAAGGGTATGATAAAGGAAATGAAGCGTATAAACAAGCCTTATTTCCTAGACCTACATGAGGCTGATTAATGAAAGAGTGGGAATTAAGCATCAGGGACTTTCAAGAGGAAGAGAATGATGTAGTACGAGCTTGCAAGGTTCTCCTTGCAAAATTTGGTTATGGAATAATCAAGAAGGATAGAGTGAAAGTTCTGCATACGCAAGCTTCCATTGATCCATATGTCTATGATGAATTGAAAAATCAAGAAGGGTGGATGCGACACGTAGAACATACTATGTCTTATGACTTAGGCCGGGAAATCTTCGATGCCGGATTTATCGAATTAACAGAAGAAAAACCTAGATACACACCAAAACACTATTCGCCTGACAATGAAAGATATGTCAAGTGTGCTAAATTGCTGGTAATCAAACCAAAGGAAAAATGATGTCTAAAAAACCTACAAACTTTCTACGCGACATGGTCAAGGCCATGGGTAATGATATGATCTCAGTGGTTGCTGATGAAGCATCCTCTGCAGAGTTTTCAGGATTTATCGACTGTGGCTCGCTGATCTTCAATGCTCTTATCTCTGGTTCTCTTCTCGGCGGTATGGCTGACAACAAAGCACTTGTGCTTGCTGGTGAGTCTGCAGTCGGTAAAACTTACTTCATGCTTGGAATTGTAAAGCACTTCCAAGATCTTTATTCGGACGGTGTCGTATTCATCTACGACACTGAAGCTGCAATCACTGCATCCATGATGCGCGATCGTGGCATTGATCCCGAACGAGTTGTGGTTGGTGAACCTGAAACTATTCAGCAGTTCCGTACAATGGCGCTTGACACTATTGCCAAGTATAACGATCACTCCAAGAAGGATCGTCCAAAGCTGCTTATGTGTCTTGACTCTCTTGGTGCTCTGTCCACTTCAAAAGAAATGGCTGACTCCACTGAAGGTAAAGACACTCGTGATATGACTCGTCAGCAGATCATTCGTGGTACTATGCGGACGATTCGTCTTAAGCTTGCAAAGGCTGGTATTCCGCTTATCGTCACTAACCACACCTATCTTGGTATCGGAACAATGTATCCGACTCAGGAAATGTCTGGTGGTGGTGGCGTGAAGTATGCCGGTGACACTATTTTATACTTGTCAAAGCGCAAAGAAAAGGATGGTAAGGACGTTATTGGTAATATCATCCACGTCAAGACCTATAAGTCTCGGCTGTCCAAGGAAAATCAGATGGTTGACGTGCTGTTGACCTACAAGAATGGTCTTGATAAGTACTTTGGCCTATTGCCTTTGGCTGAAAAATATGGTATAATCAAAAAGGTATCAACTCGATTTGAGTTCCCAGATGGGACAAAAGCATTCGAGAAAGCTATCAACAAAAATCCTGAAAAGTACTGGACTCCTGATTTGCTTGCACAGCTTGAATTGGCTGCCAACAAGGAGTTCAAATACGGAATGGGTGAAATCGTTGGTGACGATGATATCGAAGGACCAGAAGAGGAACTAGCGGAGGCTGAATGAAGTCTATCCACTTCAACCAGGTACCAGATATGAAGGGCAAGAAATCTATGCCCTTCACAGACGTAGTAGCTTTTAACGCTAAGGAAAAGCTAAACGAAGAGTTTGAACTAAAATTAGCAAAAGAAGAGGTAAAAGAGCTTGGAATTAACAGATCTCGTACTAACAAATCTCGTTAAATCCGATGGTTATATTCGCAAAGTTATTCCGTTCTTAAAGCCGGAGTACTTTGCGAACAAACCACATCGGATTGTATTTGAGATTATTGACAAGTACATTCTTGATTATAATGAGAATCCGTCTATCTCTGCACTGTTGGTTGAACTTGAAAAAGTCAAAGGTCTTAACCAACGAGATGCTGAAGATACGAAGTTGCTCATTGAGGAAATCAATGCAACAGAATCTAATGAAAATGAAGAATGGCTGATCGACCAGACTGAAGAGTTCTGTCAAGATCAAGCTCTCTACAATGCGCTGTTATCTGCAATTTCTATTACTGAAGAAAAGAAAGATGCAAAGGGTCTGTCGAAAGGCGCCATTCCTGAGCTCTTTCAGGCAGCGCTTGCTGTATCTTTCGATTCTTCTGTAGGACATGATTGGTCACTTGATGCAGCAATGCGTTATGACCGCTATCACACTAAAGCACTCAAGATCAAGTTTGATATTGAGCTGCTCAATATTATTACCAACGGTGGTATTGAACCCAAGACGTTGAATATCTTGGCAGCCGGTACCGGTGTTGGTAAATCTTTGGCCATGTGTCATATGTCGGCAGCGAACTTGCTTGATGGCAAGAATGTTCTGTACATCTCCATGGAAATGTCGGAAGAAAAGGTCGCCGAGCGTATCGATGCCAATCTTCTTGATATCAAGATCGGCGACCTATCTCTTCTTCCGAAAGAGAACTTCCTTGCAAAGGTTGCACGAGTCAAGGAAAAGATTACCGGTCGTCTTATCATCAAGGAATATCCAACAACTTGCGCTGGTGTTGGACACTTTCGCCATCTGTTAAATGAACTGAAACTCAAGAACAACTTTGTTCCTGATATTATCTACATCGACTATCTCAATCTTTGTATGTCTGCTCGTTTGAAGTTCTCGGGGGTCAACTCTTATAACTATGTCAAATCGGTTGCTGAAGAAATTAGAGGACTCGCAGTTGAGTTTGCTGTTCCAATTGTTTCTGCTACTCAGTTAAACCGAACTGGTTACTCTGACTCAGATGCAGGTATTGAACATACCTCAGACTCTTTCGGTTTGCCAATGACTGCTGACTTTATGTTGGTCATGTTACAGTCAGAAGATATGGAAAAACTCGGTCAAATTCTGTTCAAACAAACTACTAAGAACAGATATGGCGATCCTGCTTTTCACAAGAGATTCGTTGTCGGTGTTGATAGAAGTCATATGCGTCTCTACAATGTCGATCAGTCAGCTCAGGATGATATCATCCAGGATGACGACGATTCCTCGCCATTTGATAACTCCAGAACAGGAGAACGTATCGAAGACGAGGGTAAGAAGAGGCCGAAATTCAATAAATCGGCTTTCAAAGACTTCAGTTGATAAATATTCAGCATTCTAACAGGAAACTATCCATGAAACAGCCAAAGCCTTCTATGTCTTTCTCCGAATTGGTATACGCAATTAACAATCGCGGAAAGTCCATGAATCTAAAGAATACCAAAGCTCTTGTTGAAAAGAAGGCTGTAAAAGAAGAACCTCAGGTTCTTGACGAAGGCGCAACTTCAGTCAAGCCAGCCAAAGCCCGTAAATTAAAGCCCGTAAACTAATCATTGAACTAGTCTCCCAGATGTGTTAAACCCTAGGTGTATAAATACCTAGGGTTTTTCATTAGGAATTGGCTATGGCTGCACATCAAGGTTTTGAATACGAATTGAACGCTGCAAAGGTGTTAAAGCCGCTTGGGATTGTTCCCAAGAACTTTGTTCCAGCCGGTTCAGGTTCAGATCAACCTGACTTGATGATTAAGAAACCTAGTCAACCAGAACGAGCAGCTGTAGGCTGCGAATTGAAGATCACTGCAGCATCTGCAGGATCACTTGTTCTCAAGTACGATGCAGTAAAGAAGAAGTGGGGTTTTAATGATATCTCAAAGGATGACGTTGAAAAGCGATTTCTAGTAGATCTTGCAACCAAATATGGCGCAATCGACAGAATCAACAAAGAGTGGTCAGGTATGCCCGCTCGCTACACTCCTCTTTATGGTTCAGCCGCTGTCGACAAAAAGAAGGCATATGAAAAGGATCTGAAGAAGTATCGAGATATCAAGGCTGAAATTCCAGCATCTAATATTGAAAAATACTATCTCCACAAGAAGACTTACTATGTCAATGTTGGAACTCACGGTCTTTATCTTTTCGGAACTTCTGATCCTTTAAAGCTCTCTGATTCTGATACTCCAGTTCCACGATTCGGAACAGCTGCAAAAGCAATTTACAGAGCTAGAGTTCAGTACAAGGGTGGCGGTTCTTACCAGTTTACCTTTGAGATGCAATTCTCTATTTCCCAAAAATCACCATATAACCTTGCACCGGTTTCCGGAGGTACGGTAGTCGTTAACAAAAGAGATCTGAAGCTGGATTGCTTCCTATAAGGATAAATAGTATATGAAAAAATTCTCAGAATTCCTTAACGAGGCATCTATCCGCCAAGGACTGCCTCACATTACAACTATGGACCATCATCAGTTTCATGCACTGACTGCGGACCATCACGTCTATATTCATGGTGCAACTGAAAAGACTGATGGATCGACTCATGTCTTCGGTCACGATCATCATGGTTTCTATACCCAGTCATCCGGTTCTGGTGACGAACGGATGCGTTCAAAGCATGATTATGTCGAGCGTGCTACACGACGATCGAAGGAAACCGGTAAATCTCTTGATTTGACTGCTGCTCATGCCTTCGGACATGCTCATGAGATTCTTCAAAACAACAAGCCTCTTCAAGCTCATTTGAAAAAGAGAGCTGCAGAGTCTGGTGGTGAGACTAAAGTCCGTGGAGAACTTTTACATCGTCCACTTTCTAGACCATCAGAGCATCATGGTGAGGTCCGATTTGTAGGTACTTCTTATCACACCGGTCACATGGGTAACACTGGCAAGATCATTATTCACTCGAAGCTTCCAGAGAACCAGGGACATGATATTGAACATTTCAAGAAGCATCTTTCTGATAAACATATCAACTTTGATGACGACAAGATCAAGCACAAGCCTGTTTCTGTCAATGTATCTAAGCACGTGAAAGCATTCCATGCACTCAACCATGACCTATTCAACTCCAGAACAACTCCGTCGAACAAAGCGGCAAAGACAGCTGAACTTGAGAAGTTTCACCACATTAAGAAGGCTGTCTCAGACCATGTCGATTCCCATGTTAAGAAACTTGGAGTCTCACCAAAGTGGGGATCTGAAACTGAAGGTATGGTCGTCCATCCAAAACCTGGACACTCTGCTCCAAGATTCAAAGTAACTTCTGATAACTTCCGCGCATACAAAGCAGATCCTTCCAACAAAGAAAAATTCAAGAAGAAGTCGTAATGCTTAAATTTTCCAGATTTGTAAAGACAATAAACGAAGGCGGTAATGTCAAAATAAAGACATCCACTGGTGAAGTATCTGCTGGTCCTATTACCGTAGGTCACCGTCCTACTATACAGTCTCATGTTTCATCGGCACTTTCTGCAATTCATGATTCTTTCCATAAAGCAACTGGAAAACATCTCTTTGGTGCTGGTCAAAAAGCACTTAAGACAGGTTCTGCATATTCAGGTTCTACAAAACACTTGATGAACAAGTCTATTCCAGACAAGGAATTTACTCAACATAAAAAGACTGTTGGTGACATTGACGTCCAAATTCCAAAAGAACATGCTGCTGCACTTCATGCTCATCTTCAGCCTGGAATGAAGTTTGGTAATCACACTGTTCTTGGCACCGCAAAGCACGGTTCAGAAATGTCTGCAGTCATGAAGCATGAACCATCTGGTGAACACCATCAAATTGACTTCGAGCACACTGACTATAAAGATAATGAGCCAACCAAAGCTGAACAATTCTCCCACTCTTCTGACTGGGGAGATACTAAAGCTGGCATCAAAGGTATGCACCATAAGATGCTTATCAATGCAGCAGGTCGAGACACTCATAAGTTCTCGATCACTCATGGTCTTCGTTCGAGAACAGATGATAAAGATCCAGGTGTAAGAGATCCAGAAAAAGTATCTAAAGGTCTGTTCGGTGCAAAGGCTGATCACAGCAAGATTCATTCTTTCACTGGAGTGGCTGACCTTATTAAGAATCATATTGATTCTCAGCATCACCAGGAAATCTATGACAAGTTTAAGTCATCTGCTACAACCAAAAAGAATATGGACCACAGCAAAGCAATCAACCACCTTAGAAAAACTCTCGGCGTAAAAGATTCTATGTCAGAAGAGCTTGGTGAAGACAACGCTGCGGTTCACCACACTACAGTTATTCCTATGGTTGGTTTTTCACCAATTAGTCACATGGGACACTCTCATGACTTGGGCGGTGCAATGCACAAGCTTCCGGGTACTAAGCACATGGGAATTTCAGGTAAATCTGATGCATTTGAACCGCACGAGCGTAAGAAGATTCTGAATCGTCAGTGGGCTGGACACAAAGGTAAAACAAACGTCCACATCGTTAAATCTGGCGGTGAGACCATTGGTCATGCTTATCACGATCTACCAAAAACCGGTAAGAAAGTTCTTCATATTTTGGTAGGACATGATCGAGCTGATATGGCACATGGTCTAAAGAAATCTCTTGAAGCTGGTAAGATCAAAGAAATGAATGGTCACCACTTTGACGAGATTCATGTACACCATCCAGAAGACACAAATAGATCTCATGGTATGTCTGGTACCAAGATGCGTGAAGCTGCCTTCAAAGGCGACCACAAAGAATTCCACAAACACTTAGGACCGATGTTTCACAAGAAAGAAGCAGGCGAGATTATGAAGAAGGTCCAAACTTCAATTGCTTCTGGTACTACTAAATTGAAGAGGTCTGGCTAATGCTTAAGTTTTCATAATTCATTTTAGAAGCTGCGGATCATTCTGAGTTTCACAAGTTTGCTCGCAAAGAATACTCGAAGAGGAATTGGTAGCCATTAATGGCAACATATCAAGTAGTAAACATGGATGCTAATATCGACACCTTGCTCCGTTTAGGACTAGGTGAGATGAATCTGCTGAGTTACTATCGCAAGGTACTAAAAAATCCTACATCTATCAGCTGGGACAACCAGTCTAAGCGCTATCTTCTCCGTATGTTCAAGATCTTTCGAAATATCATTTACACCAACGACCAAGTCTATAACAAAGTCAAATCGAACCTGGTTTCTGGTGCGCCGAAGGGTTTAAAGGAAGCAATTCAAGGTCAAAAAATAGACTATCTGATGAGACTTGGTTGGGATGACATCAATTTCCTTTCGATCAATAGAAATATTGTTCTCCATCCTGAAACAGCTGTCAACGATCCTTTCAAACGGAAGAAAATTATCCAACTTTTCATCAAGATGAGAAATATGATTCTGATGGATCCTTACATCTTTGAGCGGGCAAAGCGTATGCTCAAGGACAAACGACTGTCGTTTACTGAATGGACATACTTAATAAATAGATCTGAAAGGAATCAGATCGATGAAATATTTTCTATACATAAAAACTCACAAACAGACAGGAATGAAGTATCTTGACCAAACTAAACGTGATCCTTTTACTTATCCTGGTTCTGGACAAGAATGGTTAAAACATCTTAAAGAGCATGGTAAAGATGTTTACACTGAAATTTTAGGAGAATTTGATAGTATTCA